GGGGTTGTGGCTGCCGTGGTTTTTGCTTTTGGCATGATTCTGGCCTTCGATTCGATACGTTCCAGCAGACGACCAATTGCTACGGGGTTGGTAGCTTCTGCCAGTTGCTTGCGCAGTTCAGCGTTGCGACCAAGCGCCAGAACAACGATTTCCGGCTTCTCTGACTCAAACAGGATCGCGTTTTGTGTCTCGATGGGGATTTCCTCGAGTACGGCCTGCTCAGCTTCCTGATAGCCAGGAACTTTGAGAGCCTTAACACGTTGCTGATATTTGGATAATCGCTCTTGATAGGCAGCCTGAAGCTCCTGCTCCTTCTGCTTGCGAGCCATCTCCTGTTGCTGGTACTTGCCATTATCCTCTGCCCACTTAGCCATGCGTTGCTGGTAGATTTCTTCATCGAAACCGATGTCCTCATCATCCAGTTTTGGCATTCGCGGTGGTTGAGTGATTACCGGCTGCTGCTCGACGGGTTTCTGAGACTGACGCATCAGCTCTTTCAGCTCGCGGTCTTTCTCTTTAATCGTCTTGCGCAGGTGTTTTACCAGTCCATGCTCAGCGCCATCTTCGCTGGTTGGCGAATCCAGCTTTTCGTCACCAAAGTAGAATTCCTGTTCTGATTCGTCGTCATCAGTTTCAGTAGCCTCCTCTGCATCATTGCCTGAGGACTCACTGCCATCTTCTGTTTCGACTTTTTCAGCCAGTTCGACATCATCAGGAATCTGCTCTGACGCGTCGGTTTCGATTTCAACTTCTGGTGTGTTTTCTGCCATCTGGTCCATTTGTTACCCCTGTTTACTCGATGTTCAGCCCATCGGAAGGCAATAGGGTGCCAGGCCTCATAAAGACAGCCATTGCACGTTATGGGTTAATTACTGCTGTGGTTGTTGCTGAGTTGATTTTTGCAGGATGCTGCTGATGTCCATGCGCTGCGCATGGCCCTGTGCCTGACTTTTCAGGACAAGCTCTGCATCAGCACGGGCATTGTCTCCTTGCTGTTGCTGGAACTGTCCGAGCAGTTTCAGAGCCTCGCGGATATCAGATTTCTGCTGGCTATCGGCAGATGCGAGGATTTTCACAACATTTGCCGCTGCAACCTGAGCATCAGTCTGTGCCTGGAATGCTTTAACCTGAATGGCTGCCTGCTCGTTCTGCGCTTTCTGCAATTCAGCCTGACCAGCAAGAAGCTGACCTTGCGCAGCAACCATAGCCGGATCTGGCTGACTGGCCTGTTGTTGTTTCGCCTGCTCAACCATCTGCTGTTCTTCTGGCGTTCTCGGCTTGATAACTCCAGACAGAAGCAACTGATTGCGGTTGTATTCTTTAAGGTCGTCCATCCCTTCGCCGTCCATATTGTCGAGGATCATCGACGATACAAGGTCGTGTTTCGGCGTTCCGGGCGGGATAAGTGCCAGCATGGAAAGTAACGACTTAACCGTTGCGTCACGGCGAGTAGCGAACGACTGACCGACATCGACAGTCACTTCATAGTTACCCTGCGAAAGGTCGTTAAGCGCGATAACCTGCCCTGTCTGACGGTCAACCACTTCACCAGTCATCAGCGCCACGTCATCGCTGCCATCCTCATTAACGATGCGCATTGGCGTATCGCTGCCATAGACTTCACGAGCCATAGAAAGCCACACGACGCCAGCACGGCGCATGGATTTAGCCATGTTGTCCATGTAGATATAGGACTGCGTGTCCATCCGGTTAAAGATGCTATCAACGGTATCGGTAGCGACGTTGCTCGGCATGTTCTCAAGCTGCGACGCACCTGTAATTTGCTGAATAGCCGTTCCGGTGTACTGCAATAGCCCGGCAAGAGCTGGCGGCATTTGTGTCGGAGGTGTCCAGCCAGCAACCTGAGCTTCTGAAATGACTGTTCCGTTTTTGTCCTTCTTGCTGGTCATAGGAAGAACTGCAGGTCTTTTCTTATTCCTCTCTGCCCAGTGATTCATTAATGGGCCGGGAATGAAATCAACATCCACGATAGGAATGCCATCACCGCCAGCCTGAGTGGCGTTATCTGCAATCATGGAAACCATCAGGTTCTCAAGACGCTGTGCATCCATCGCTTTTGCTGCGTGGCCTTCGATTCGCTCCTGATTATCAACAAATGAGCGACGCCCATATACCGGGATGAGTGGAATATGTTCGCCCGGAATACGCTTCGGTTCTTCCAGCCATTCAGCGCCAGACAGAAGGCCGCAATAAACGCGGCGTTTCTTCACCGTTCGCTCACCAATCAGTTCGAATGCGCCATCGGTTAGCTCGTCGACAATATCTTTGATTTGATCTTCATCATAGATTGCCGTTTCTCCGCTAACAGGGTTGCGCCACGCCGTGAGCTTCACCTTCTCTATGCGGACTTCGTAGTAACGTCCAACATAGATGGCATCTGGCGTTGACCAGTCATATTGAGTGCCAGTGTCATCACGAGAAAGGCTTGCCGCGATGGAATCAGGGTATTCAGCCTCGAACGCTTTAGGCGTCATGGAGAACATTTCCATAGCCCACATAGCATCAGAGCGGTCATATTGCTTGCTGTCCTGATCAAAGAAGACGCATGTCGCTGGGTCGTAAACAGGAAGAAGGCTGATGCGGCGCTGCTCGTTACTCGGATCCATTTCATCTTCGTAATCGGCACACATGCGGAAACAACCGAATCCACCCGTTACGGCATCATCAAATGCGTTATCACACGCTTCGCCACCGGATGTTTCCTGATAGTCAGCGCGGAATTTGCCGTTCATTTTTTCGGCTAAAGCTTCCGATGCCTTGTCATCCTTCGGCCTGAATTTAACGCTGATGCGATTCTGTCGATACTCGCCAATGATGCGATCACATTCACGGGAAATCTTATTCAGTTCAAAACGCGGATAATGCTCAAACCTGCCTTCATCAAATGAGTAACCAGCGTTTGTGCTGCCTTCCCACTGTGCGCCGGACACCCGGACGAAACGCTGAGCCTCAATAATCTGCTCACGCATATCCTGCGTTGCTGACCAGGCATTATCAAAGTTGCACAGCACCTTGCGATGCCAGTCAGTCATCTTTTTTTCTGCCATATCAACCTACACCACAAGGAATTGAGTAACTGGAATAGTCGGGTTGCGCAGCCGACTCCGGGCAATGCATACACATCATCAGCGCATCAGCCAGGTTAGGAGATGGAATACCGAGCTTCTGCTTCATTTCGACCTTAGTCATTAGCTCCAGCTTCCCGTTGTTATTGAATTTGCGCTGAATCTGCGTCAATTCTGCAAACAGCTTCTCCAGCATCTTCTCGCCTATCGCTTCTTTGTCGAAGCTCAGCATGTCGTCGGGGTCTGCATACTCACCGTAGACAACCGCCCGATATGTCAGATACAGCCTGTCAGCCAGCGCGTAATAGAATTGTGCTCGCTTATTGCGGAACACATCGCCAATAGTGCGAACGTTGTCACCCTGTACGACTTCATCAGCCCATGCTCCGGCTTGATACGGTGCATCTTCATCGAATGGCGATTCGCTGCCCTTGAACATCGTGGCGGTGATTTTCTTGCCGGAAAACGCTTCCGTTGTCTGTCTGCGTAGCCCGGCACCAACACCATCACCATCCCACAGGTAATGGTCAGCGCCGTCTTCAATCGCCAGCGAAGTAGCCCAGTCAGCACCCTCGTTGATGTCCATCAGCAGACCTTCGGCAATGCGCTTAACTACCGAACCGTGACGCGATGCATAACCTTTAGCATCTGGCCCTGTATCTGATGGGTCATGCGCAGAGACAACAGCGCCTTTCGCTTTCCATCCGAGTTTCTTGTGCGCATCGGTTGCGGCTTCAAGCCATTCACGTTTGATAATTGCCATATCACTTGCGCTCACTGGCTCACCAAGCCAGATGTGACGATACAGTGTCGGATTTCTGCGTTTACACTCTTCCATCTCCAGACGGAGAACTTCAGGAAAGTGCGGGTTGTCGGTGTAGTTCACCGTCAACAGGCAAATATCATCAGGAGGATTTACGACGAATCGCTGATAGGTATCGTCGAGTATGTTCTTCGGGTTAAAGCTCACCCATATTTCAGAGAACGGCTTACGGATGGTTGGTATCAGGATATCCCATGATTCCTTCGTTACCGCTTCCGCTTCTTCCACCCAGCAGATATCAATACCTTCGAGCGATTTAATCTTCGTCGGGTTGTTTTTGATGCCGTAGAACATGAATTCAGCATTCGTTCCGAGATGACGAATCATTGAACGCTGAATTTCAAACTCAGCCGAATATCCTTCACGCTCGATGGTGTCTTCAAGCAGCCGGATTACCGAATCGCTGATACTGTTTTGCAGTTCACGAGCGCAAAGAATACGCACTGGCTGACGACGCGCCGCTTCAACAAGCAGCCTCGCAATTGCCCATGATTTACCGCTACCTCGACCGCCTTTGGCGACTTTGTAGCGATGCGCCTCAATGAACGGTTCAAAGATAGGATTAATCGAGGTCATTTTCCGAACAGAGTGCTCATCGGTGATGTTTCAATCTGAATTGCGCCGCCGTCTTTGCCTGTTAGCTCGTGATCAACCTTGTCGCGCCATTTATCCTTCTGTCGGTTCTTAAGCCAGAAGATGGCGGCAGTTGTATCAGGCGGGTAATACTTCTCAAGCGGAGTTTCGACAATTCTGTTTTCAATAACACGAATATCGATGTCTGGAGCCACGAAGCCCATAGCGCGTTGATAAAGACGGTCACTAACTTCTGCATCAGCGACGGCCTTACCCTTTTTTATGGACTCCGAAAACTCAGGATAATCAAGCTTCCACTTGTTAATAGTTGACTCACTGACTTCGAAGAAATCAGCAAGCTCTGCATCGGTGTAGCCCAGCAAGCACAGTTTGCGTGCCTGTTCGGCATACGCCTCTTGATACTTTGTTGGGCGCGCCATGTTTATGCTCCGGTGGTGAACAGGTATAACGCTTCCTTCGATTTACGCACCGCTTCGATAGTGCGGGTAGTGATATCTGAATTAGCGCCGCCTGACTGGAAGTGAATTTTGAATAGCTCAAGCTTCAACTCGTCAGTGCCGATGAATTGAAATGCTTCTTCTGCGGCTGCGTTCTGGTTCATGACCAGCTTGTAAATCTCTAACTGGAATTTCTGTTCTTCAGTCATGGGAATAATCTCTGCCATTGTTGGCTCCGTTTATCCGTTAAAAGGGATATCAGTTAAGTTATCCCGTGTAGGGTATAAGCCATTGTCGAGACCACTCATTGAATGGTCTCTGCAATAACCGATGTCTTTCCATCAGTCCGCCACCACAAAGAATCTTTTTTGCCATAAGGCAGGAGGTTCATCTTTCAGTGGCTGCCAGTGTTATTTCCCCACTTACTGGCTTGGGTTGTTTCGCTGTACTGCCGTTAATTAGTGACCAGAAATTAACTCCGGTTTCATTATCAAGCCCACCCGTAGATAGGCTTTGTAATGACATCTTCAATTAATCAGCAGTTCAGGCTGTGTCACCTGCAAGATGTATTCATGCTCGACAGCCAGGACACGCTTCTCTTTCTTCCGTTCGTTCATTAACCGACTGCCGATCGTACCTTTCAGCTTTGAGCGTGTTTCTTTGATGGCGTAGCGGTGCTGCATTTCTTCGCCAATTGCCATGCGGCGGCTCAGTTGCTCTGCCATCCAGTTGAATGCTGCGATATAGCTCTCCTTGATTGCCGCAGCAGCTTTCCCGGTGAACCCCATCACAACCATGATCCAGCCATCTTTCGTCAGGCTGTACATCGGGCGAACCTTGCCCTGCTCATCGATATAATCAGCCGACGCAAAATTGCGTTGGCTAAACTCACGCGAGCAATCAGCCTTAACCTGCTCGATTTTCCTGAGAACATCACCGTGTCGCTTGCCGAAGTACTTGGCAATTTTTCTGGATGTGGTAACAACCTCTCCGTTTTTGGCTTGCACCATTTCTCGGAAGTCGAAGGCTGGAATAACTGAATGATTATTCATAGCGTCTTTACCTTTTAGAAAGTGAGCCTGTCTCACAGAAAAGCCGCCCGAGAGAGGTCGCCACCTATAACGGCATTTCTCAGGCTCGCTTACTGAAAGGCTCTCGTTAATATGCGCGTGAGATGCGCTGTGAAATTCAGATATAAAAAGCCCCGCGAATGCGAGGCTAAATCCTGGTATTTGTAATGAACTGGCTCTTATCTCAACGCAGCCCCTTACTGCGCGCAAGATGCTCAATATCAAGCATCAGCAATGAGATGTTTAATCTGGATTCACTCCAGAAGTGATCATCACCCTGTCTACAGAGCCAGATGTGAAGGATGATGAGTAAAATTATCGCTATCATCGAAGGCATTGCGTCCTGATGTATTCCTGAAGCGTTCTCAGTGCTGTTTGGTCGCGGATAATTCCGTCCCGGACACCGAGAACGTTTCGTCCAGCAACTGGAGAGAGTTCGACGGTGGCATCATTGCCCATGCCGGAGGCGCCGGAGGTTTCGGCTGAGGATGGCACAGGGCATTTTCCTTTGACGAGCACCCTGCCACCATTATCAAGCTTGCGCCGAAGAGCATCATTTTCAGCTTTCGCATCAGCTAACTCCTTCGTGTATTTAGCATCGAGTGCATCAGCAGCACGCTGGCG